TGCTGAGCACGGTAGACGTCCCCGAAGGGTTGCTGTAGTGCGTGAACGTGTACGTGTAAAACGCCACTACGCCACCCGGACATCGGGGGGCAGCGCCCCGTTCTGACGCGAATAGCGCACCAGCGCGTCGACCACCGCCCGCGGATCAGCCGAGGTGACCGTCACCTGAATGTTGCTGCCCATCTGCCCCATCTTCGACAGGGGCACCACAGCCTCCGGGCCTGCCTCACCAATCAGGGCCAGCGTCGGGCTCGTAACAATGCCACCCTGAGCCATGGCGGGAATTGCCAGCCCTGCGCCGCGCCCGCTCGTGGCTTCCTCGCCCATGCGCCCGATGCTGATGGGGTCAATGGTCGGGATGTCCTTGCCGGGCTTGATGAGGTTCAGGCCCCGGATGATGATGTTGGTGGCCTTGATCCATGCGTTGGCGACAAACTCGAAATAGGACGCCACGCCGTTGACCACGGCCTTGACGATGTTTCGGAAAGTCTCGAACTTCTTGTAGGCGGCGACGACGCCCACCACGAGCAGGGCAATGCCCGCCGCGATGGCGGTGAACGGATTGAGCGCCATGGCAAGGTTGACGGCGGTGATGGCGACCGCCACGGCGCCGATGGCTGCCGCGATGCCCAAGAATAGGTTCGGGTTGTCCTGCGCCCATTGCGCGAACTTCTGCAGGACCGGGAGCGCCTTCTCAATGATGGGCAACAGGGCCGCCCCGATGGATTCCTTTGTTTCGGCGAGGCTGACCCCGAGGCGCTTGAACCCGCCTTCGGCGGTGTTGGCTGCGGTTGTTGCGGCCCCGCTGAACGTGGACTCCAGCGAATAGAACACCTCGTCCAGCGTGGCGCCGCCCTTGATCATCTCCCGCAGGCTCGGGTCCAGTTTGCCGAGCGCCGTCAGGTTTCCGCCGTACGCCTTTGACAGCGCGTTGGTGACAGCCTCCAACGGCTTGCCGGTGGCGGCGCTGATGTCCATGGCGAGGCTGGCAGCCTTTTGGGCTTCCTCAAGGTCATAGGTGACGCGTGACAGGCTGGCGATAGCCGGACGCAACTCGTCATCCGTGACGCCAAGCAGACGGCCTTGTGTGCTGATCCAGTCCTCAGTAGCGGCAATTTGTGCGTCCGTGGCACCCGCCGAAAACTCCAGTTGGCGGGCAAGTTCGGCTTGCGCTTTGGCGTCCTCCATGGCCCCCTTGGTGGCGTCCCCGAGGATGACTGCCAGCCCGCCGAGCGCTGCCGCTGCCGGGACAGCCGCCTTCTTGATGGCGAACTGTGCCTTCTTGCCTGCCCCCTCCAACTGCTTGAACTCTTGGACAGCCTTTGAGACGCCCTTGCCGTCAAACTCGGAAATAATCGGGATTTGGATAGCCATTAGGACAACTCCCTGTTGACGGTCTCGATGGCCTGCATGGCGGCCTGCGACATTTCGCGCTCGATGCTGGAACGCTTGCGGTACACGGCAGGCCCGATAATGCGGGTGCGCCCCGGCTTCAATTCGCCGAGGCTATTGCCGAGGTTGTTGGCGTTCTTACGGCCCGCCGACTCGAACACCGCTGCCGCCCGGTCCGTCTGCTGGATCACGATGATTGCTACAGCGTTTCGCGCCGCGTCCAGTTTCAACTTGACACCCTTGGCGGCCTTTACCGGGTCATACGGGAAGATTTTCTTGCCGTCCTGTGTCCACTTGTACCCCATGCCCGACAGCGGGAGCCCCACATAGCCGCGCTGTGCCTCCTCAATGGCTGGCTGCGCGATCCGGGTCGCGTCCTGCTGGAACTGCTTCCGCAGGCCCGGCTCCACCTTGTTGAGCGAACGAATAGCATCCTTGACCCCCACGATTTCTATGTTGGCGGATGCGGTCATTTCGGCTTGTTCTGCTCTTTCAGGATTTTGAGTACCGTGGCAAGGTCTGATTCCTCGAACGGTATTTGTGGGGGCCAGTACCCGGTCGCCGCCAGCACTAGGGCTAGTGCGTATCGGTAGGTGCCCCGTCCGTAGGGTTTTCGGGTTCATCCCCCACGATTTCGATGTGCTGCATTTTGCGGATGTAGTCATCGAAGATGGCGGGGACGGTGACATTGTGGACCCGGCAGGCCTCGTAGGCCATGAACGCCAAGTCCTCAATGCCGACGCCTCCGGTGGCGAGGTCCGAGGCCTTGCGCTTGAACTTGCGTTCCCACGCGACCAGCACGTACAGGTTGGTGTCAACCTCGTAGGTTTCGCCGTCTGTCGGTGTGACTCGGATTCTCATTGGGGGTGCCCCTTTCGGTTTGGGTGGTTACGGGGTGACGTCCCGGACCCACGTGCCGCCTTCCCACGAAATCTGGAAAGTCTGCATCTCGGTTGCATTGTAGGCGTACGGGACCACGGAAAGCATGGTGTTGCTGATGGTGATCTTCGGGTTATCTGCGCCCTCGGTGGAGTTGGCCTTCTTGAACTCGATGGTGGTGGTGCCTGCGCCGACAATGCTGGCGAGGATGCCTTCCACCTCGGTTGCGCCGTACGAGGCGAACAGGGTCGCGCTCCCGGACACACTCTGGAGGCCCTTTGCCATCTTGCGCCCGGTGTCGCCGAACGCCGTGATGTCGAGGGACTCGAAGCCGAGTTCGCACGAGAAATCGGTGCACTGATCCGCGAAGTCGGTTCCGCCGATGGTGAGGACTGCGGGACCGCCGAAGAATGTGGTGGTTGCCATGTTTGGTTCCTTTTAGTTGCGCCGTACTGCTACGGCAATGGTGAGGTCATAGGTCGGGATTTCCTGCCCGCCGTAGGTGGCGTAGCCGGGGCTCCCGGACAGCACTCCGATGTCGGAGGCCATGATGGTGTCCACTTGGGTTATGAGCCAGTCTGTGGCGTCCTGATTGCCGGGGGGTGCCGCAAGGATGCGGGCCCGTACCCGAATGTCCCCGACGTTGTAGGTGAACGAGTCCAGCGTGGGGAGTTCGAGCAGGACGGTCAGCGGGCGGGCGTTGCGGGGGTCTGTGACCACCTTGTAGCCCAACCCGGCAAGGTCTGTGCTGATTGCCGTGATGGCGTCGGCAAGAATGCCTGTGGCGGGCATTTAGGCCACCTGTGCGCGTCCGCACCCGAGCAGTTGCATAATCCGCCCGAGGGTGGTCGGAATCGGGATGGAGCCCATGCCGTCGAACGAGGCGAACGAGTCAACGCTGCCACGCTCCCGGTACAGGGTTGCTGCGTACATGACGGTGCCCAACTTGACGTCCGCCGAGGGGGCCGTGGTTGTGGCGTCCGTGTAGCCCGCCTCTTTGCGCTTGCGGTAGCACCACGCGTTCGCTGCCGCCACACACGTCGTGATGAACGCTGTGTCGTTGGCGGTGGCGGAACTGATGCCGAGCCATGCGGTGACGTCCGCGTCCACAATCCACGTGACGGTGAACGTGACGGTAAGGGTGCCGTTCAGTTCGTAGTACGCGGTGTCGTTGTCTTGTCCGGCGACCTCGTACAGCACCTGATTGGGGCGCGGATCGTTGTAGTCGAACTGGAGGTAGCCGTCGTCGTCCTTGCCTGTGTAGGCGTAGGGCTCGATTGAGATGACGGGGGCGGTGGCGTTGAACTTTGCGCCTGCGCCTGCCACGGTGACTGAGTCGCCGAGGCGGACGTTGTCAAGGGGCGTGAGGGTCTGAACGGCGCTGACGCCGTCCAAGTGTGTGCCGTGTGTGACCGTGTAGACAGCCATAACCGTTCAGACCCTCCGTGCCGTCAGACTCAGACGAAAGCGGCCTTGCGGAACTTTGCCGACTCGATCATGAGCGTGGCGAGGTAGCCACGGAACGCGATCGTGCGCGACAGCGAACCGTCGTTGGCCTCGGCGCTGATGGCGCCCTTCTGCTGCTCGAAGATCTCGTAGCCGTCCGGGACGCCGACGATGACCGTGTCGTTTGCGAAATTGGCGTCGACCACGACGGTGAGACCGAAGGCCGAGGCCTGCGTGCCTGCCGGGTTCATGGCGCCGAACGCGTTCATCGGGCCGACCTGCGGGAACAGCGGGCGGTCCGAGGTGTCCGTGAGCAGCCCGAGGCTGCGCCACATATTTGCGCTGAGAAAGAGCATGGACGGGAGGTACTTGGTGGCGCTGAGGATGGACTCGGCGGCGGTGTACATCCAGCGGGCCCACTCTGCGGGGTCGGTGATGCTGGCGACGGTGAAGTTGGTGGTGGTCGATGCCCCCGTGACGAGGTTGTCCGCCGCCACGTCATCCGTGGCCTGTGCGTAGGCGCGCGCCATGTCGTCGAGGATGAGCGACACGATCTCGGGCTGGGACCAGTCGATCGTCTCCTCGGAGACCTTGACGTAGCCGCCGTAGACGCCCTTGGTGACCTGATTCTCGGACACTACGAAGGTGCCGGAGTCGAGCGCGACGTTCTCGCCGTTGCTGGCGCCGATGGTGGTGTGCGTGGTGACCTCGGGGCGGATGAACACCTTGCCGGAGGCCGGCATGGCCTTGGTGCCGATGGCGTCGATTACGGGGCGGATGCCGCGGAGCGAGTTGTAGACGGGCTGGACGATGGGCTTCGGGAGCACACCGGGGGTGTCGGTGGTGACGACGTCGGGGGCGGCAGCCGCGAGACGCTGGCTGAACTCATGCCACTCGGAACCGCCGACGAGGAACTTTGAAATGTACTCGGCGGCGGACGGCATCACGAACTCGCGCTTGGCGGCTGCGTAGATGGGGGCGGTGGGGACGACAGCCGGAGCCTCGGCCTCCACG